TTGATTTGTATAAAGTTGACCGTGATATTGCGGCTAAAAAAAGCAGTCCTAAAAAAACTGATAAGGATGCTGCTAAGGCTGTGGAAACTCGGGGACAAAACTCTGTTGCAGATACAAAAGAAGCTCAAGCAAATCAATGGCGAGAGTCAGACGTAGCAAAAATGCGTCCTGCAGAATATGAAAAAAATGAAGAATCTATCGCTGAAGCAGTGCGCACCGGCAACTTCATTTATGATGTTTCTGGCGGTGCTAGGTAAATTGTACTTTACAAACCGTCAAAAATATGGTAAAAAATATATAAGAATATAATAGCGGCCCCTTCAGGCAACCCGCAAACATGTCCTACACAGACTATTAGACATTTTTAGTTTTGATTGTAGCCCTGAGTGTAGCAGGGCATACGATTTTCTTCCTCTCTAAACCACCCATGAGATGTTTAGCCCTGCTCAACGCAGATACCTAGACTGACTGGCCTTTAAAGTGTTCAGAAAATCGGTGTTTTAAGCCTCATTAGGAGAGACACGATGGCTTTTAAAACTGCCGCTGGATACGGTAATCTACCGAATGGCAACTTTAGCCCGGTAATTTACTCGCAAAAAGTCCAGCAAGCCTTCCGTAAAACTTCTGTTGTTGAGTCAATCACTAATTCCGATTATTTCGGTGAAATCGCGAACTTTGGCGATACAGTGCGTATCATCAAGGAACCAGAAATCACCGTTAAGGAATATGCTCGTGGTGTTCAAATTACTCCACAAGACCTTGACGACGAAGATTTTAGCCTTGTCGTGGATAAGGCAAACTACTTTGCATTTAAAGTAGATGATATCGAAGAAGCTCACAGTCACATTAACTTTGAATCATTGGCATCTGACCGCGCCGGCTACCGCTTGCGTGACCAGCATGACCAAGAAGTTCTAGGTTATTTGTCTGGTTTTGCTCAATCTGCACTTAGCACTGCTGCTGGAACTGCAAACACTACTGTTTCTGGTTCAAAAGCTGTTGCTAGCGCCGGTTCTGATGAACTTCTTACAAGCATGAAGCTCCGTAAGGATAGCTTCGGTAACATTACAACCGGTTCTGCTGCAGACCATTCAATTCCTCTCGCAGCTCGTTTACCTGGTGCAACAGCGCTTCCAACTGCAACAGCCTCACCATTGATGGTTATTGCACGTATGGCACGTCTGTTAGATAGCCAGTTTGTAGACTCTGCTGGACGTTGGTTGGTTGTAGACCCTGTATTCATTGAACTTTTGAAAGACGAAGACTCACGTCTTCTGAACTCAGATTTTGGTGGTTCGGGTATCCAAGGTGGACTGGCTGTTACTCAGCTTCATGGCTTTGATGTTTATGTGTCTAACAACCTTCCATCAGTTGGAACTGGTCCTGCAACCACTGGTTCAGCAAACCAAAACTCTAACTTTGGTGTGCTTGTTGGTGGCCACTCATCAGCTATTGCTTCAGCTTCACAAATCACAAAGACTGAGTCATACCGTGACCCAGATTCTTTTGCGGACATTGTTCGCGGTATGCACCTGTACGGTCGTAAGATTCTTCGCCCAGAAGCAATCGTTACTGCCAAGTACAACGCTGCTTAAGGGAGGTAATCAATGGCTACTTTTGACATGACTTCCAGCGCAACCGCTGGCGTAAGTTCAAACTCTATTGCTGCACTTCCAGCAAGCCGCGATGGCATGAATATGCGCATGGTCGAAGCAATTCTGGATATCGGTAAAATTACTGATTACAGCTGCACAGACGGTGACATTTTCCAACTGCTTGAGATTCCTGCAAATACTTTTGTTTTGTTTGCTGGTGCAGAGGTTCTAACTGCTTTTAATGGCACATCTCCAACTGTCGATATCGACTTTGCGGCTGGTGATGATATCATTGATGGTGGTGACGTGACTTCTACTGGTATTCTTGCAGAGGGTAGTAATGGTCAAGCAAATGATGTCACAACAGGTGCTGCATCAACATTTACTCAATTCATATCTACTACAGATACCATTGATGTGAAGTTGATTGCAGGTTCTGCTGACGTTACTTCAGGTAAACTTAGAGTATACGCTTGCGTCGTAGACGTGAATGGTGCTCAAGAGCTTGCAACTGAGGTAGCTCGCGACAACGCATAATGACTTTAGGGAGCAGGGATATTTTCTTGCTCCCTATAACTTTATCTGTAATGTGAAATGTCAACTTATCTTGAACTAACTAACGGCGTATTAAATAGAATGAATGAAGTTGAGTTGACAGCCGCTTCATTTGCTAGCGCACGTGGATTTCAAATACAATGTAAAAATGCTGTCAATGACGCCATAAACTACCTAAATCACAGAGAATACGGCTGGCCTTTCAGTCATAATACACAAACAGAAACGTTAGTGGCAACTCAAACACGTTATACGATACCCGCCGGAACACAACATGTTGATTACGAAACATTCCGTATTAGTAAAGATGCCACGCTAGGTGTGGCGGCAACGACACTTCGTGTTTTAGATTACAAAGAATATGTTGATAAATTTATTGAACAGGAATCAACCACTGGAGTTGGGGCTGTTCCAATATATGTTTTTCGAACTCCCGACAATAATTATGGATTATACCCATACCCCGATAAAGCATATGAATTAAAATATGAATTTTATTCACGTCCCACCGTGTTAGTTGCTGCGACTGATACGACTACAATTCCAGAACAATTTAAACAAATAATAGTTGATGGTGCAACTGCTTACGCCTATCAGTATCGCGGCGAGGCTCAGCAATATCAACTCAACTTTGCTCGCTTTGAAGAGGGCATAAAACATATGCAATCAATATTGCTTAACCGAACAGATTACATGAGGTCAACGCACATACCAACTTCTCCTAGATATGGTACTAAAGCGTTTGCAATGTAGGAGATATACATGGCAGATACGTCTGGCGTTAACCCATTCATATATGCGTGCCAAGGAGGTTTAATTTTAGACCAAACGCCTTTTTCTCAACAGCCGGGCACAGCTACAGAATTAGAAAATTTTGAACCATCCGTGACAGGTGGGTATCGCAGAGTATCTGGTTATCAAAAGTGGAACACTAATGTAGTGCCACAAGATGCTAGTTCTTCAGAGCCCGTATTATTATCGGCATATTTCCGAGGTTCCGTCATTGCCGCCAGAGGCGGAAAGGTGCACAAAGCGGGTCCAACAGGGTCATGGACACAAATAGACACAGGTAGAACAAACGCTAAAAGATACACATTCTTTAGATATAATTTAGCTGGCACTGAGTTTATAATATGGGCAGATGGCTCAAATCCTGCATCTAAATATGATGATGCCACAGTAACTGACATAAATACTCCGAATGCACCACCTGACCCCTCCATAGTAACAGGATTTAAAGACGCTATATTTTTTGCTGGTATGTCCAGCAACCCTCAAGAGTTGATATTTACAGCGCCTTTTACTGATAACGACTTTAGCGCCGCAAATGGCGCAGGAACAATTGCTGTAGATAGCCCGATTACGGGACTAGTCCCATTTAGAGATTTTTTATATATCTTTTGTGAAGAAAGAATATTTAGACTTGCTGGAAGCACCATAGCTGATTTTGTAGTACAGCCAGTTTCCAGAAAAATAGGATGCTCTAACGGGTTTACTATACAAGAATTTGCAGGAGACGTAGTATTCCTAAGCAAAGATGGTTTGAGAACTATTGCCGGAACAGAGAAAATTGGAGACGTAGAGTTAGGAACAATCAGTAAACCTGTGCAAGAACGATTTGATGGCGTTTCTGATGTTGATGAGTTTAATAGTGTAGTAATCCCAGATAAAACTCAGTATAGAATTTTCTTTTCTAACGCTAATACAGACAGAGATAAAACTAAAGGTTTAATTTGTGTTCGTAAACCAGAGAATTATGAGTTTGCAGATTTACGTGGAATTAGAGCTAACAGCACAGACAGCATAGTAGTTTCTGGAGATAGCGTAATATTGCACGGTGACTTTGATGGTTTTGTGTATCGTCAAGAAAAAGGTAATAACTTTGATGGTAGTGATGTAACAGGTAAATATCGCTCTCCTGATTTCATAATGAATGATGCAGGCATCCGAAAGAGATTCCAAAGAGTGATTATTAACTATGCACCTGAAGGTGTTGTAAACGCTGACTTATTTGTAAGATACGATTATGAAGTTGGTAACGCTCCAAGACCTGCAGCATATCCATTCACCAGTAATACTGTAGTGGCTGTATATGGCACTTCTGCATACGGAACAGCCACTTATGGTGGTAACATAAATCCAATCATTAGACAACCAATTGAGGGTAGCGGATTTGCTATGGCACTACGAGTTAATGACAGAGGAACGTCTGTTCCGTACTCCCTCAAAGGTTTTCAAATAGAATTTCAAGCTGACGCAAGGAGATAATTCATGGCAGGCTACACCAGACAGTCTACGTTTGCTGATGGCGACGTTATCCAAGCCGCAGATAGCAATGATGAATTTAATCAAATATTAGCGGCTTTTGTAAATACTTCTGGTCACAAACATGATGGAACAGCGGCGGAAGGACCAGTCATTGGTTTGATTGGCGACCCCGGCGTTGCCACTCCTCTTAATAAAATAGTCGTAGATAACGGTAATAACAGAATTGGTGTGTTTGTGGACGCGGGGGGTGCTGGCTCCACTGTAGAGCAACTCCGTTTTCAGGATGGTGCAATTGTACCAGTCACTAACAATGATATTGATTTAGGCACTAGTTCTTTAGAATTTAAAGATGCATTTTTTGATGGCACAGTAACCACAGATGCTTTAGTAGCTGGCACCGCTAATATTGATGGTGGCACAATAGACGGCGTTACGTTAGGCACTAATAGCGCCATCACTCAATTAGTTATAGACAATATTAATATTGACGGGTCTACAATAGGTCACACTAGTGATACCGACCTTCTTACATTAGCATCTGGAGTGCTGACTGTAGCTGGCGAAGTGTCCATGACCACCCTTGACATTGGGGGCACTAACGTTACTACAACTGCTACCGAACTTAATCTTATGGATGGTGATACATCTGCTGGAACAACAGCAGTCGCAGGGGGTGACGGTATTGTCACTAATGATGACGGCACCATGCGGCAGACAACAGTAGATACGTTTGATACATATCTTTCCGCTACAAGTAAGACACTCACTAACAAAACAATTGATGCTGATAACAACACAGTTTCAAATTTAGAGGTGGACAATCTTAAGTCTGGAGTCCTCGATACGGATTTATCCAGCGTTGTTGGAACAGATACTACACTTGCTTCTGCAAAAGCTATCAAGGCATACGTTGACGCACAAATACAAACTGAAGACACACTCGTAGAACTTAATGACACCGACATATCTTCTGAGGCAGCAGGTCATATACTTATTCATGACGGCAGTGACAGTTTTGACAATAAGCCTATATCAGGGGACATTACACTTGCAGCCAGCGGTGCTGTAACCATTGCTAACGGTGCTGTCGAGACCGCAATGGTTAACGCTAACGTTATTACAGGTCAAACTGCAGAAACATCTGTAGACTCAAGCAACGACTTAGTTTTATTATATGATAACGATGCAACAGCATTACGTAAAGTAACAGTAGGAAACTTGGTATCCGGAGTAGGTGGCGGCATATCAAACATAGTAGAGGATACGAGTCCTCAGCTTGGTGGTAACTTAGATACAAATAGTCACAATATACTTATTGATGATGCACACTTTATTGCTGATGATTCTTCTAATGAGTTTTTAATTTTTCAAAAAACAAGCTCTGCAGTAAATCAATTTGATGTGACAAACGCCGCTACAAGTGGCGCACCAAAGATATCTGCTACAGGTGATGATTCGAATATTGACTTTGACCTTGAAGCAAAAGGCACAGGACATGTGACAGTTCGTGGTAACAGCAACCCCGGTGCTATACAGTTTAATTGTGAAGTTAATAGTCACGGACAAATTGTTAAGGCACAACCACACTCTGCAAGTGTAACAAATGTGCTGACGTTACCACCGGGTGGAGACCAAGAAATAGTCGGTGCGTCAGCTACTCAAACTCTTACAAATAAAACAATAGACGCTAGTCAGCTTTCTGGCACGGTAGCTAACGCACGTCTTGATGCAGAGTTACAAGCTCTTGCTGGATTAACATCTGCCGCTGACAAAGGTATTCAATTTACAGGTTCTGGCACTGCAGCAGTATATGACTTAACAGCGGCTGGTAAAGCGTTGCTAGATGATGCAAATGCCTCTGCTCAAAGAACTACACTTGGATTAGGTACAGCAGCAGTTGCAGATACAGGCACGTCTGCAGGTAATGTTGTTGTACTTGATGGTTCTGCGAAACTACCAGCAGTAGATGGTTCTCAATTAACTAATATAACGGTCAGCGGGTTTGCTACTACAGCAGATGCAACGGCGTTAGCAATAGCACTTGGGTAACAGTGCTTAATAAAACATTGTAATATTACAATGTGTTTGATATAATAAGGAGTATATCATGGCAGACGATGCCTCAGTAACCGTACAGGCAACGGTATTGCCTGATGAAATTGCCAAAACTATATCTGGTAGCATGACAATATCACCTGCAGATGCAAACGATAAATGGTATTACAAGCTAACAAGTGTGTCTAATTCTAGCACAGACTTGATGGCAGGTAATTTTATTGACTATACTGCAGTAGATGACGATACAGCACCTACAGCAATTGCAACTGGTGATAAAGTCAACTTCTTGTTCATTAAAAACACAGATTCAAGCAATGACGTGTATATTGTTCTTGACGATGCAACTGCGTCAACAAGTGCGACTGATGCCATCAAAATTAAAGCTGGACATAGTTTCTACGCTAATTTGCCTAACACCACTGTCGGACAAATTCATGCAATCTCGTCTTCAAGCACAGTAACTTGTGTAGTGGCAGCATTGCTAGATGATGTAGCGTAAGGAGTAAGTTATGGCTAATACCTTCAAAGTAAAGACGTTTGATGGGTCTAGCACTGCAGCTAATGCAGCGATGAATATCTATACCGTTCCTGCGTCAACAACTACTGTGGTTATTGGCCTGACTATCTCTAATACTACGTCAAGCCAAATCACAGTAGATATAAAGCTAAGTGCAGCATCTACTGTGTTCTTGGCTAAAAATATACCAATACCTGCAGGTGGTGCATTTGAATACATGTCAGGTAACAAAATAGTGATGGAAATC